TCAGACATTGACATCATTGTCAATGGCGGGCTCAACAAACGGAGCGATGGTTGGACCAGTAACTATTAGTGGTACGATCACGATTCCATCAGGGAGTACATTTGTAATTTTATAATGAGTAAGTTAGAGACAAATACAATTGATACAGTATCAGGAACTTCGACATTACAAGTTGGAAGTACGAATACAACTACTATTACTTTAGGTGCTAGTGGTGATACGATTAATATTCCATCTGGAGCAACGATAGCTAACTCTGGAACAGCAACTGGATTTGGTGGAGCAATGACACCAGCTTTTCATGCAAATTTATCAGCAAATCAAACAGTTTCAAATCAAACAGATACTAAAGTTCAATTTGATACTGAAGTTTTAGATACTGATGGTTGCTATGATAACTCAACTAATTATAGATTTACTCCAACAACTGCTGGAAAATATTTTGTTTATTCAACACTTCATTGTAATGCAAATGGAGCAAATAATTTTAAATTAGGTACAACAACTATTAAAAAAAATGGTTCTAATATAATTTATTCGCAGATGGATCAAAGAACAACTGCAAATGGATATTCAAATGCAGTAAATGCTTTTGGTATTGTAGATATGAATGGCTCATCAGACTATTTAGAAAGTTGGGGTTATGTTGATGATAGTGATTCTGGTGGTAGTAGTCCAAGAATTTCTGGAAATAGTTCAGCACAATATTCATTATTTGGAGCATATAGAATTATAGAATAGGATAATTATGGCAAACGGAACATTAAAAGTATCGAATATACAAACAAGCTCTGGATCAGGGACTATTACTCTTGGTCAATCTGGGGAGACCATTACTGTTCCTTCAGGATGCACATTTACAAACTCTGGAACTGCAACTGGGTTTGGTGGAATTTCAGAAGCTGATTTATGGAGAGTTACTACAAACACAGATATAAGTGCAGGAATGGACATTACAGCAAACTGGGAAAGATGTGATACTAATTTTGAAAAAATAGGAACTGGATTAACAGAAAGTTCTGGTATTTTTACTTTTCCATCTACTGGAAAATATTTAACTTGTTATGATATTCAATTTAAAACTACTCAAACTACAGCGTATGCTGGAATTTATTTATATTTATCAACTGATTCTGGTGGTAGTTTTTCTACTATTATTGCAAACACTAACACTCAAATTGATTCTGGTGGTAATTTGTCTTTAGGTAATGCTAGTGGTTGTGGAATTATTGATGTAACAGACGCCTCCACTTTTAGATTTAAATTACAAGTGGATTATCAAAACCCAAGTTCTGGTTCGCCACAAATTTACGCACATACAGAGAGAAATAGATCTTATCTTTATGTTTTAAAAATAGGAGATACATAAAATGGATAAACAAGACTGGTTAGCCTTTGCTTTAGCATCGATGCATAGTGGTCAATGGTATGGTTTTAGAAAAGATTGGACAGGAGAACACAGAATGTCTTATGAAAATATCATTGTGCATGACAGTTCAATTACAAAACCAACAGAGGAAGAAGTGAACGCAAAGATACAAGAACTAAAAGATGCTGAACAAGCAGCGATAGATAAAAAAATGTCTGGTAAACAGAAGCTAAAAGATTTAGGATTAGACGATGACGAAATTAAAGCGTTAATGAGAACATAATGACAAGTATATTAAAAGCAGACACGATACAGGACACAGACGGTAATAACATTATCAACGAAAGTGGTAACACGATTACTATCGGTGCATCTGGTGACACGACAAATATTGTAGGAACTTTACAGAACAATGGTTCTGCTGTTGGTGGAACTAATTCACCATCTTTTAGAGCAGAGGTTACATCTGCACAAAGTATTTCAGATGCTACTGCAACTATAATTGGTTTTGGCACAGAAACTTTTGATAATGGTTCTTGTTATGATGGCACTAATAAATTTACAGTACCAAGTGGCGAAGCTGGAAAATATTTTGTTTATAGTCAATGTAATCTAAATCCATCTGATTTAGATAGAGCAAATAATTTAAGTTTATATCTTTATAAAAATGGAAGCAGATGGACTATTGCAAAAACAGATTTTAGAAATAATACTGGTTCAAGTTCAACTATAATTATTCAAGATACAATGGATTTATCAGTAGGAGATTATATTCAAATATACGCATATATTGATACTACAACAGGAACACCATCTATCACAGGTCAATCAAATTTAAAAAGTGTTTTTGGAGCATACAAAATTATAGAATAGGATAAATTATGGCATTAACTAGACTAGGCGGAGCAAATGCAATATCAGGGACAATACCAGCTACGAATGTTGCTAATGCTACTTTAAATAATATAACAGCTCTACCAGCAGCTGTTAAGACAGGTAAAATTTTACAAGTTGTAACAGCCAACGATAATACAAATACAAGTAATACTTCTTCATCTACTTATGTAGCAGCAACCGATGTTGACATAAGTATAACTCCAACTTCAACCTCAAGTAAAATATTTGTTGAGTTTAATGTTTGTGTTTATCAAACATTAGAAAGTGGTGCGAAAGATAGTTCTTTTCAGTATGAACTTTATAGAGATTCAACTTTGATATATACAAATGGAAGTCTTCAATATTATACAAGTGCTGGGTGGAGTGGAAATGTAAGATATATGAGATATTTTTCAAGAATTGATACTCCTTCATCTACCTCTGCAATTAATTATAATTTTAAATTTAGAAACCCTCACAACAGTGGATCTATACAAATAAATCAAGGTAGTCAGTATTCAGATATGAGAGCAATGGAGATAGCAGGATGATTATAGAACGAGCAATTTTAAGAATTAATCCTGATGCAAAAATATCAATTATTAATGATGATATTGATAGAATAACTTGGTTAGATGGAACAACACCAATCTCTAAAAATGAAATACAAGCTGAATTATCCGCCGCTGAACTAGATATAGCTTTAGACGAGTTAAGATATAAAAGAAATGCACTACTTCAAGAAACAGATTTTTACGCATTATCTGATGTTATCATGTCATCAGAAATGGAGACATACAGACAAGAATTAAGAGATTTAACAAACGGATTAACAACAGTTGAACAAGTAGAAGCTGTTACATGGCCAACTAAACCAGGAGCATAATAGATGCTCGGCCTGACTTCCATATCTGGTGCTCCATTATCGACATCATTCTTTAACCCGAACGTTACTGTTAATGTAACAGGTAATGCATTAACTCTTGCAATTGGTAGTTCTTCTGCACTAGCAGGAGCTTTTGTACAACCGTCTGGTAGCCCTCTAACTTTAGGTTTTGGATCACTAACTATTGCAGCCGCAGCAAATGTTACACCTGATCCTACACCATTAACTCTAGGTGTTGGAACTGTTACAGTCACAGCTGCAGCTAATGTTTCAGTAACTGGAAACGCATTGACCATTGGCACAGGAAGTGTTACAATAACTGCTGCTGCGAATGTAAGTCCTACAGGCGTGCCTATGACTCTTACTGTCAATGATCCTGGTATCATTACATGGCAACCTATAGACCCAGGCGC